GAAGCGTTCAATCCTGATGCTAAATTTAAAGCGGTTGAAGGTGCGGTAAATGGCGTAATGAATGGATTCCAAGCCTTTACTGGTGGGATGGCTTTATTAGGTGTTGAAAGCGAAAAAGTAGAAGAAGCACTTTTAAAAGTACAAAGCGTTATGGCTTTGACGCAAGGTATAAACGGATTGATGGAAGCCCGAGATTCTTTCAAACAGTTAGGTGTTGTCGCATCAAATGCTTTAAAAGGAATTAAAACGGGTATTGCCGCTACTGGAATCGGTTTGTTTTTAGTTGCCATTGGGGTAATTGCTGCATATTGGGACGATATTAAAGAAGCTGTAAACGGTGTTTCTGAAGAACAAGAAAAACTAAACAAATTAACAGATGCTAATTTAAAAGCGTCCGAAGCTAAAGTAGATTCTTTAAATAAACAAGATAATATTTTAAGGCTTCAAGGTAAAACGGAAAAACAAATACTTCAATTAAAGGTTGCGGCGTTAGATACTTCAATTAAAGCTGCTGAAGTAAGTTTATCAAATGCAAAAGCCACTAAAAAAGCACAATTAGAAGCTGAAAAAAGAAACTATATTATTTTAAGGGGAGTTTTAGAATTTCTTACGATGCCGTTAGCTTTATTGTTACGTAGTATTGATGAAATAGGTAAAGCATTAGGTAAAAATTTTGGTTTGTCTGACATGATTTTTGGAAATTTGACTGAATTAGTATTTAACCCGTCCGAAGTTGCTGAAGAAGGAGACGCTGCAATTAAAGCCGCTGAAGATAAATTAATTGAATTACGAAACACACAAGCTGGTTATAAAATACAAATTAACCAAATTGAAAAAGAATCGCAAGACGAACGTAATAGAATAAACTCACAAGGAAATACAAATAATATAAATTCAAATAAAGCCGCAGCAAAAGAACAAATAGATATTACTCGTCAATTAGAAGATGAGAAATTACGTATAATGGAAGATGGCTTTGATAAAGAATATGCCATCTTAAAAGAGAAAAAGAAACGTGATAAAGAGGATGCTAATAAACAATTTAAAGAAGGTGTTTTAAAAAAAGAAGATTACGAAAAATTATTACTTCAATTAGATGAAAGTTTTGAAGCTGATAGGAAAAAATTATATGACAAATCCTTTAACGACAATTTAAAACAAAAAGATTTTACAGTTCAATCTTTAATTGACCAAAAGAAAACAGAAGCGGAAATTGAAATGGCTGCTTACGTTGAAAAAAAAGCGGTACAAAAACAACAAGACGAAGAAGAAAAAGCAAGAATTGAACAGTTAAACCAAGACAAGTTAAAATTAGCAAAAGACGGATTACAATTAGTTTCAGATTTAGCGGATTTATTTGGAAGTCAAGACGAAAAGAAAGCAAAGTTAGCGTTTCAAGTAGATAAAGCGGCAAAGATTTCAAGCGCTACAATAACTGGTTATGAAGCCGTATTGGAGGCGTATAAAACAGGGCAAAAATCACCGTTAACAGTTGCGTTTCCAGCCTATCCGTATGTACAAGCTGGACTCGCTGGTGCTTTTGCAGCCGTTAATATAGCAAAGATTGCAAAGAGTCAATTTAAAGCATCTGGCGGCGGCGGTTCGACTTCAAGTTCTGGCGGTGGTGGTGGCGCTGGTGCTGCTCCTATGACTGCGAATTTTAACACAATAGGTTCAAGCGGTATAAATCAATTAGCGCAATTACAACAAACTCCGACACAAGCCTACGTAGTTAGTGGCGAAGTAACAAGCGCACAAGCCTTAGACCGAAATAGAGTACAAAACGCAACATTATAAGTTTAATAGTTATGGCAAAAGTTGAAATAATAGAACTACTAATAGACGAAACAAAATTAGAGGCTGGTATTAATGCGGTTTCAGTTGTTGAAAGTCCAGCAATTGAGGAAAATTTTATAGCGTTAAAAAAGCACGAAGTTGAACTAAAAGAAGTTGATGCTGAAAAACGAATTTTGATGGGTGCGGCTTTAGTGCCTAATAAACAAATTTACCGCAGAAATAAGGACAAAGAATTTTACATTTACTTTAGTGAGGATACGGTACGCAAAGCAAGTGAATTATTTTTAATGAGAGCTAATCAAAACAACGCTACATACGAACACGAACGCAAAATGTTAGACGGTATGAGTGTTGTTGAAAGCTGGATAATTGAAGATGAGAAACAAGACAAATCAGCAAAATACGGATTCAATTTACCTAAAGGAACATGGATGATTTCAATGAAAGTAAACAACGATGAAATTTGGCAAAAGGTAAAAGATGGCGAAGTAAAAGGATTTAGTATTGAAGGTCACTTTGTAGATCAATACGAAATGAGTTTACAACAAAACGAAGAAGATGAAATAATTGAAAAATTAAAAGATTTAATAAGTAAATATGAGAACAGCAAGTAAAGTAAGCCCCCGTGGTGGTAAACGTGGATGCCTATGTAAAGACGGAAAATACCACAAAGATTGTTGCGACGGTAGTTTAGAAGCGCAAGGGATAGGCAAAACAGCCAGCGTAACGCCACAAAATGTAACGATAACAGATAACAACGGGGTACGAACGATAGTACGGCAAAACGGCTAAAAAAGGAACAAGTAAAAATTTTAAAAGTTAATAAGTTATGAATACACTAAAAACAGTTTTCGGAAAACTATTCAAAGAAGAAACTAAATTGGCTACACATGAGGTTGAGTTAGCTAATATTAATGATTTTGTAAAAGCAATAGCTATAGCTGATGCGTCATTAAAAGAATTTAATAAAATCTATGGTGATTTAGACAAATTAGTTCCTACAGTAATTAAAAACGGAGACGCATATTTAAAAAAATTAGACGATACAATGGATTTGTCAAATGAACTATTTAGCAAATTTAAAGAATTAGGTTTAAATTGGACAGAAACTAATGAGTACAAAACTTTTAAAAACCTAATGGTTAAAGGGGATAGGGGTACTATTCAAACAATGGTATCAAGAGTTAAAAATTTATAATAAATAAAAATGAAAAATAGCTTAATCAATCAAATCAAAACTTTACTTGGAATGGAAGTAAAACTTGAACAAATGAAACTAATGGATGGCGTAACAGTTCTTGAAGCTGATATGTTTGAAGCTGGTAACGAAATTTTCGTAGTAACGGAAGACGAACAAAAAATCCCCGTGCCAGTAGGTGAATACGAAATGGAGGACGGTCGTATGTTAATCGTTGTTGAAGAAGGAATTATTTCCGAAATTAAAGAAAAGGTTGAAGAAGAAGAAGAAGTAGAAGTTGAAGAGCCTATCGAAGAAGAAGCGAAAAAAGAACAAGAAATGGAAACAGCTAAAAGCGCTCCTAAAAAAGTTGTTGAAAGCACAATCAAAGAAAGTTTCTTTTCGGAAATTGAAGCATTGAAAAAAGAAAACGAAATGCTCAAAGCTGAATTAAGCAAGTCAAATGAGGTTAAAGAAAACGAGGTAGAATTATCTGAAGAAGTTAAACCAATTTCTTTTAACCCTGAAAACGAAAACAAAGTTGAAACTTTTAAGTTCGCTAATAAAAGACAGCGCACAATAATGGATTCAGTTTTAAATAAACTAAATAAGTAATAATTTAAAAAACAATAAAAAATGAGTACAACATTAACAAGTATCTCAAATGATTCTTTACGTCAAGTAGGTGTAATTGAAACATTGACAGGTGCAACAACTTTAACTGCTGAAGATAGCGGTAAAGTATTTATCTTAAACGCTGCTGCTGGAGCGCAAATTACATTACCAGCGGTTGCTGATGGAGCTGGACAATCTTACAAATTTGTAGTGGGTGCGTTATTCGCAACAACTGCATGGACTATTAAAGCGGCTACAAACAAAATTCAAGGTGGTGTTATCGTGAATAGTACTAACGTTCCTGGAGCTGATGAAAACACAATTACGTTTTCGGCTTCTGCTGACACAATCGGTGACTTTGTAGAATTAGTTGGTGACGGAACAAACTGGTATGTTTTCGGACTTGGTACTTCTGCTGGTGCAATTACTTTAACCGTAGTATAAATAAAATAAAAAACTAAATAAAAATGGAAAAAATTAACCTATCAACTACTCAAAGCATTACTACAACGTATGCTGGTGAGTTCGCTGGAAAATATATTGCTGCTGCTTTATTAAGCGCTCCAACCTTGGAAAAAGGCGGTATTACTATCATGCCTAACGTTAAGTACAAACAAGTAATTAAAAGAGTAGCTACGGACGATATTATCAAAAACGCAACTTGTGATTTCGATCCTACTTCAACAGTTACTTTAACTGAAAAAATTCTTCAACCCGAATCTTTTCAAGTTAACTTACAATTGTGTAAAAGTGATTTTAGACAAGATTGGGACGCTATTCAAATGGGATATTCTGCATTCGACGTTTTGCCTAAATCATTCGCTGATTTCTTAATTGCACACGCTGCTGAAAAAGTTGCTGCTGGAATGGAAACTTCAATCTGGAGAGGTGTTAACGCAACTGCTGGACAGTTCGCTGGTTTAATGACACAATTAACTACTGATGCTGCTTTACCAGCTGCGCAAGAAATTGCGGGTACTACTGTTGATGCTACTAACGTTATTGCACAATTAGGTTCAATCGTTGACGCTTTGCCAGCTGCTTTGTACGGTAAAGAAGATTTAACTTTGTATGTTTCTAATAACATTTATAGAGCTTACGTTCGTGCTTTAGGTGGCTTCGCTGCTTCAGGAGTAGGTGCAAACGGATACGACAACAAAGGAAATAACCAAGTATTGAATGACTTGTATTTCGACGGAGTTAAAATATTCTTAGCTAACGGACTTGCTGCAAATACTGCTTTACTTTCTCAAACTTCAAACTTGTACTTTGCGACTGGTTTAATGAATGATATGAACGAAGTTAAAGTTATTGATATGGGAGATATCGACGGTTCGCAAAATGTACGCGTAGTAATGAGATTTACAGCTGACGCGAAGTACGGTTTTGCTTCTGACTTAGTTACTTACGGAATCGTTAACTCGGCTAACTAAAAAACATAAACTATAATAAAGGGTGGTGCAATATACACCACCTTTTTTTTTGTTAAACTTTAAAAAATAATAAAATGAGCTGTGATATAACAAATGGTAGAATAGAACAATGTAAAGATTCCGTTTCGGGATTGAAGTCTATTTACTTTATTAACTACGATGACTTAAACCCTGATAGCGTTACGTATGTTTCAGGTACTGATGAAATTAATGACTGGACTCCAATTGCTGCTGGTGCTTTACAATTGTATAAATACGAATTGAAAGGTGCTAATAGTTTTGAAACTACAATTAATTCAAGCCGCGATAACGGTACTACGTTTTTTCAACAAACGCTTACTATTCAATTAAAAAGACAAGACGTTACAACGCATAAAAACGTTAAACTTTTGGCTTATGGTAGACCAAGAATTGTTGTAAGAACAATGACTGACCAATTCTTTTTAATGGGTCTTACACAGGGTGCGGATGTTACTGCGGGAACTGTTTCTTCAGGAAGTGCTTTAGGTGACTTTAACGGTTATAATTTGACTTTTGAAGCCATGGAGGTAAGCCCAGCCAATTTCCTTGACGTTTCAACTGAAGCACAATTGAAAACTTTGTTTGAAGATGGCGCTGGAGTAGATGCACAAATAGTTACTGCTTAATTTCTTTCTTCTATATACTTGCTCAAAAGACACTTACTTCGGTAGGTGTTTTTTGTTTAAGGACAAAACCGACCTTTAATCGTTTATAATATATGATTATTCTAACTACTTCGACAAGCGCTCAAACAATTGTGTTTATACCACGTAGTTCGTCTTTTAATTACGTAGCAATTACGGACGATCAAACGAATGAAACGGTACAAATTACGGGTTACACTTACACGAATGGAGAATATTACGACACGTTGCAAGCAACTTTTAATTTAGAAGAAAACCACTTTTACGATTTAGTAATTGTAAACGGTGCGGTCGTAGTTTATAAGGATAGGATATTTTGTACTGACCAAAGTATTTCGAGTTTTTCAGTAAACAAAAACCAATATACTGCTAATAGTACCACAAATGAATTTATAGTTTATGAGTAATATACACGTTTTAGAATTAAGTTCTTATACAACGCCTGTAATTCAAGAATCAAAACGCGACGCTTGGGTTGAGTTTGGCGAAGATAATAACTACTTTCAGTTTATCATTGATAGGTACGTTAATTCAACTACTAATAGCTCGGTAATAAACAATGTAAGTCGTTTAATTTACGGTCGTGGATTAAGTGCGTTAGATGCAAGTAAAAAGCCAAATGAGTACGCTCAAATGATGGCTTTATTTCACCCTGACTGCATTCGTAAAATTGTACTGGATAGAAAAATGTTCGGACAGTTTGCAATGCAAATACATTATTCACAAGACCACAAAAAAATTTTAAAAGCATATCATATACCCGTGAATTTATTACGCGCGGAAAAGTGCAATAAAGACGGTGAAATAGAAGGTTATTATTATTCTGATAATTGGTTGGACGTTAAGAAATACGCACCTAAAAGAATACCAGCTTTCGGATATTCAAATGAACAAATAGAAATACTTTATTCGAAGCCGTACGCGGTAGGAATGAAATACTACGCTTTGCCTGATTACCAAGGTGGCTTACCTTATGCAAAGTTGGAAGAAGAAATAGCTGATTATTTAATTAACGAAGTTCAAAACGGTTTTTCGGGAACTAAAGTAGTAAACTTTAATAACGGTGTACCTACTGAAGAACAACAAAGTATAATTAAAAGCAAGGTGTTAAGCCAGTTAACGGGTTCGAGGGGACAAAAAGTTATTGTAGCTTTTAATAACAACCAAGAAAGTAAAACAACGGTTGACGATTTACCGTTAAACGATGCTCCCGAACATTACACGTATTTAAGTGAAGAGTGCGTAAAGAAAATTATGTTAGCGCATAACGTTACTTCGCCACTTCTTTTCGGTTTAGGTTCGGCTAATGGTTTTAGTTCAAACGCCGATGAATTAAAAAACGCTTCTATTTTGTTTGACAATATGGTTATTAAACCTATTCAAGACCAAATAATAGATGCCTTTGATAAAATTTTAGCCTTTAACGGTGTTTCTTTAAAATTATTCTTTAAAACGTTACAACCTTTGGAGTTCGTAGATTTAGAAAACGCACAAAACGAAGAACAAGTTGCTGAAGAAACAGGAACGGAATTAAGCAAAGATTTTAAGATAGCTGAAGCGTTAATTAATTTAGGCGAAGACGAACCCGAAAATTCAATTCTAATAGACGAATACGAGGTAGATTATGATTCGGACGACAAAGAGAACGAAACGCTTTCTAAAGAGCCAAAACAGTCCTTTTTAAGCAGATTAGTAAACTTAGTTTCAACTGGCGACAATAGACCTAATATTTCAAGTAAGCAAGACGAAGTAATTGAAGGTATTAAATTCATAACTCGATACGTTTACGCTGGTAAAACAAGTGCGGATAGTAGAGAATTTTGTCGTAGAATGGTAGCGGCTAATAAGATTTACCGTAAAGAAGATATTATTAAAATGGGTTCTGAAGTAGTAAACAAAGGTTGGGGACCACGTGGTGCGGACACATATTCTATTTGGTTCTATAAAGGCGGTGGTAATTGTAACCACCGTTGGAATAAACGTGTTTACGCTACATTTAGCGGCAAAGCAATAGACGTTAACAGTAAAGAGTTAAAACAAGTTGCGGTACGTAAAGCTGAAAAGTTAGGGTACGTCGTAAAGAATGATTCTAAAGTAAGTCAATTACCTAAGGATATGCCAAATAACGGATTTTTACCAACTAATAAAATATACGGGGAATAATGGCAGAAGCACTTTTAATAACAAGAAACGACGTTGTAAAGTTCACTGCAATGAACGGTAACGTAGATAGTGACAATTTTATTCAGTACGTCAAAATATCGCAAGACATTCACATACAAAATTACTTAGGTACTGATTTACTTGAAAAATTAAAGTCTGAAATTATTTTAGCGGCTTCAGGAATACCGACAGCAATTACAATAAGCAACCAAGGTACTGGATATACAACGGGAACTGCTATAAATACAACAAGCGCAACGGGAACGGGCTTAAAATTAAATATTACTGCGGCTGGTGGTTTAATTACTGCGGCTACAATTAACACGGCTGGTACGGGTTACAAAGTAGGAGATACGGCAACGGTAACGGGCGGCACAAATGGAGCGGTTACAATAAGTTCAATTTACACAATACCAACTGATTACAATAATCTTTTAGTTACGTATGTAAAGCCTATGCTTATACACTGGGCAATGGTTGAATATTTACCCTTTGCAGCTTATACAATAGCTAATAAAGGGGTCTATAAACACAATTCGGAAAACGCTACGAACGTTGAAAAGGTAGAAATTGATTTCTTAATAGAAAAAGAGCGTTCTATTGCACAACACTACACTGAAAGATTTATTGATTATATATCATTTAACAACGATTTATTTCCTGAATACAATAGTAACTCAAACGGGGATATGTACCCCGATACAAACAATAATTACACTGGCTGGTATTTATGAAGAACTACAAACCAAAAGACGAAAACATAAAGAAATTATTAACCTATTTAAGTAAGCAAAATGGCAAACGTAAAGATAAGTCAATTAACGGCAAAGGGAAGTAATTTAGAAGCTACCGATCGTTTAGCAATTGCACAAGACACTGGTGGTGGTACATTCGCAAGTAAGTACGTAACGGGTGCTGAAGTACGGAATAGAGCAAGAGCAACGCACACAAGCCAGCATACATTAATTTTAAGCGATGCGAATAAGGTAGTTGAACTAAACTTTTCAGGTAGTAATAATTTAATAGTTCCTACAAATGCAAGCGTTGCTTTTCCGAGTGGTACGATAATAACTTTGTCACAATATGGCTCGGGACAAGTTAATATAATAGGAGATACGGGAGTGACTTTAAGAAGTAGCGGCGGTAAAAACAAAACTACTGCGCAATATTCAGTTGCTACTTTATACAAAAGGGACACGAACGAATGGTATTTATACGGTGATTTAACTACTTAAAAATGGCAAATTCAAACGGTTGGGGTGACGGTGCGGCAAATAATACAATAGGTTGGGGGCAAGGTGCAAACAACGCTATTGGTTGGGGTGATATTCACGCTGATAGTTGGGCGGGTTTAACTGATATTGTAGGTGTTACAACAGACCCCGATGCACAAGCATTTATCACAGCGGCTGCAATAACAGACCCTACTCAACAAGCGGCAATTAATCAATTAGTAGTTGACTTGAAAGGGTATTCTATATGGACAAAAATGAAGGCTTTGTATCCTTTTGTTGGGGGAACAAGTACAAGTACAAGTTATAACCTTAAAAATACAGCGCAATATCAAATTGCTTGGAATGGTGGATGGACTTGGAAT